GCTCTTTACCGCTTGCCATTAGTCCGCCCTTTGCATTGAAATCAATCGCCGCTAACATTTTTATGGCTTTTTGACGCTTTTTATCATCATTTTCTTTGACTTTAATTTTTTGAAAAATCTTACGCCCCTTAAATTCTGCAGGTTGTAGAATATTCCATCTTGCAGATATATAATACTCCTCGTCATTGTAGTTATCCCACTTGATTTCATCAATCGCCGCAACACATTGAGTTTTACTTGGTATAGGTTCAATATCTCCCCCACCCATTTCCATTTGTCCCGTTACTTCTTCATCTACTAACCAAAAGTTTTTTTCGCTCATAATTAAATCCTTAATTTAATGTTTTTATATAATTTGTGAAAGGGTTAAAACCCTCAATTACTGTTAATGGTTCCGTAATTCCGTATCTGTTTTTTGATATATTAGCGGCAGTAGTGTAGCAAATTGCTAAACGTGTGCCATCGCTCATTGCTTTTTTCTTTTCGCCATCTCCTGTGGTAAATGTTTCTAATTTTAAAAATGCTACCATATCCACATCGTCGACGTATGGCGCTATTGATTTTTTACCTAGGCGTAAATCATATCTTGTATAACTGTCTTCATCTGGCAAATCAATCGTATTTGTATCTATATGTGCTATAAACACAACGTGCATACCTTTAGAATTTAAAATACCGCACGCTTTCCTAACTCTTGCGTGCATTGCGCCAACTGCTAACATACCGGCTCCATATCCACCCAATGATTGATTGATGCTCTTTGGTTGTTTAGGGTCACTAGCAACAACGTAATCTATAAATAAAGTCTCTAACCTCGTAACTGAGTCTATTACTACAGTTCTATAACTATGTTTCTCGTTGATGAGGGTATTTAACTGATTCCATAAATCTTCTACTTTTTGAACAAGTGGAAAAGCATCTGGTCTATTTTCAATAGGTATAGACTGCATGCCGTCCTCTGCCCTAATAAAAATAGGATTTGGAAAAGTAGCCGATAAGCGTGTTTTTCCTATTCCCGCATCCCCAGTTATTGTACAAATAACCGCCCTATCAATAGGTTTCTCTATCGTGTCTAACACACTCATATATATTCCTTTTGAAAATCTACTCATATAATTTTGAGTAGTTCACATTGTTATTTTCAAAAGAGCTTTTAAATTCTCTCTTGTAGTGTAATTATAAACAATTAATTATTAATTAGTGCTTAATCGATCTATAATAATTAATAGTTGTTTGGCCTTTTACTTTTGTTTCTTTTGAAGTTAGTTCTTTGGTCACAGTCATGAGATGATTTATTGCACTTTCTACTACTTCTCCCTTGTTTGGACGCATCTTATTTTTAATAATACGCAGTGTCAATCCCTCATCTTCGCTTACTAGACTTAAAATCTTGCTTGTGATAGCCAATGATTTATCGTTGGTATTATTAGCAGTTGTTAGTTTTATTTTGTCCTCTAAGTCGCGTTTAACAAGCGCAAAAGCCCACTTAACGTGTTCATCTGTGCGAACTCCCTCGCCCATTGAAAGTACTAATGAAACTCTACTTACAAGTTCATAACCCCTACGTGCGTAAGCAACTAAGCCCTCTTTTGATTTTTGATTTTCCCCTATCTCCCAAAAATACTCTTTAGCTATCTTCATCATAGATTTTGCTTTTTCAGTGGATTTTATGAGTTCAATATCTCCGAGTAACTCTACTCTTCCGCTAGCTGTATGCCCGGCATGGTAAAGTGTACTCAAGATAATTCCAAGTCGCTTAAGCTCATCTTCATCTTTTTTCATATTTTCGTTATCAAGCGGATTATCATCCAAATCACGAAAAATCAAAGCACGTGCAAAGAAACCGCTCTGTGCCATGTCGTCATCCATAAGTGCCAGGAATTTATCAGGAGCCGAAAATCCAAAAAGATTTAAAAAAGGGTTTTTGATGCCGTTATCGATATTTTTTAAAGATTCTTTTAGCTGTTTGATTCTACTTTCCGAAAAGCTATCAGCTTCATTGTTTTTGATAAGCATTTCAATAGCTCTAACCTCTGCTATCATCTTTGCTCTTATTTCTTCTTTCACATCTCCGTTAACGAGCATATAGCCGTTACCTTTTGAATAGATACTCATCAAAACACCGATAACACCCTCTAAGTAAGGAGAACTTCCGCTTTTTTTTCTCGCCCCTTGTATTTTTCCGAGCATCTCCCCCATCTCGTCAATAGTGTAGAAAGCGGCTTGATTTCGGATAATATTTTTATAAATCTCTTGTTCTGATTTTATTCCACCATGTGCCGCCGCAACTATTCCAGCTTCTCTCATCAAGGAAATATAGCTTTGGAGTATCGACTCTTTACCAGTACCAGATCCTGCAACACAAAATGAAAACATATTTCCTACAGTTCCATCTGTATCACATCGAAATCGTAACCCCCCTGCACTACTGACCGCTTGAAGAGCCGCCGCAACTGCTAAGTTTGGACGAGGAGAGCGAGAGCAGTTATTTATATATTGCGTGATTTTTCCTACAAGCCCCGGCGGTTTTGTTAAGTCTATTTTCTCGAATTGAGTCGGTTCTTCTATAATCTCATCAAACTCAATATCGCTCACGAACTCTACACTTTGTTCGTATCCGTTTTCTATAGCATAATGAAGTAATGTACCGAGTTGCACGGGATTAGAAGATTTGCCAAAACTATGCCACCTTTGCGATAGTTTTTCAGTGCCGTCGTATTTTTTTCCCCTAGAACTCCAATCGTTCCATAGACTAAACCCGCTCCCGTTTGTTGCCGAGTGAATAGCCATGCCAACCCTTATCCACTTATCGTGCTCACAATCAGCATCAATGCAATCAAGCATTTCTAAGATATCACCGTCTGAGGCTTCACCACTTTCAAGATTTGATACTGTTTGTTTTCGACTAAGTAACTCAACAAGTGCTTTCGGTGCTTCACTTATCTCATCAACTTCACCGCTTACTACTTCATATCTTCGACCGCTCTTATGAATACTTCCTGCGCCTACTACAAAACCAGATGATTTAAAATCAATCCCCTTATAGTCTTTGTGTTGCTGTTGTAATTTGATATCTTTTGGAGCCTTAAAAAATATATGTCGTGAAACGCCACCTGAGCCCGTTTTTACAACGAAACCGCTTGACCCTACCTCTGGTATTACTTTTAATAGTTTTTGATAATTTGGTGCCCCTCCGTTCTTCTCATCGATATCAATGATTAATAGTCCGTCACATAATATACCGTAACCACTGTCAAAACTTCCCATCTCTTCCATGCATTCAAGTTGATCCTCATCCCACGGCGGCGTACTCTGCCAGTTGGTTGTGCGTGGATGTTTACCTTGTGCTGTGCATTTTGGATTCATGCATTCGCATTGTCCGTTTTTGAGTATGGAGTATAATCCAAAGATTTTATACCCGTTGTCGTAAAATTCACGATATAGCATTAATAGCTCTTTCTACTTTGTCGAGTGTATTCTGTTTTATTTCAAACTTGTAATNTTCATCAAGGATATTATTTATCGTGTAATACCCTACATCTGCNGAAACTGATAATTTCATCTTGTTTATTTTTTTNGATGAAATCAACTCTTTAATTTTTTTTCTTAAAATTTCTAATCTCATATTGTTCCTTTTTCAAAATTATAACTTTGTAATCATTAAATAATTATTAATAATTAGCCCGTACAAGCATTGTANCGGCCTTTTTGGGTGTTTGTAACGACCTAAACGCCGTAAAATAGGGCTTTTCGAGCATTTTAGCAGGTCGTACAAATTTCACTATCTAAATCTATAAATACCTATATAAACACCTATAAAAGTATATAAATATAGAACTTATATATATAATGTAAGCACAAGTGCTTTTTAAGCTATATTTAAGCGAGTTTTCTATTTCTTGTATACAGAATAGTGTACACCCTTTAAAAAAGCCTTGAAAGTACGTCCACAACGGGTTAAAAGCCCGTTCAAGAGATTTGTAGCGGCCTTTTGTTATTTGTAGCGACCTTTTATATAATTATTAATAATTAATTAAGGATTAGTATATTATAATTCTTGTATCAAAACAAAAAAAGGATAGAAAATGTTAGTATCAAAAGTTTATGGGATTGATTGCGGAACTTTTAAAGTCGTAAGAAATGATGGTATAGAGACTGTTTCTCCATTTTTTATTGGGGAAGAGGCGGGAGACGTAATAATAGTATCTTCAGATAAAAAAGAACTATTTTCTGCGTTTGATTCAAAGCTGTTTCAAGTATGTGATTACGGAGAAGATGAAATTAGCATGAGAGAGATGATTATTGCTGAACAAGAGTCAACCATTAAAGAAGATTGGTTCGAGATTTAACAAACTTAGAATTACTGAAAATATAAAAAAGGATAGAAAATGAAAGAAATGGAAATATATACAAGACAAGAAGCTTCGATATTATTAAAGCTCGGTGCGAAAGTTGACGAATGTGAATACGGCTATGAAGCAATGATCACAACAATTCAAATGCATGAATTTGAATTAAACAATCCATTATGTATGGTATGTGAAAAAAGCAATCGAGACGCTATTTATTTTTACAAAATGATTTCTAAAATTGATTCATATGAAAATTTTATGAATGATCTCCAAGACTTAAGAAAAGAATTGAAAGAGGAAATAAAATGACAGAAATAATAAAAAGCGCAAACGTAGAAGAGTTGCATAAGATCGGAATTGATGTATCGTTGAGTGATATTGATAGAGAGACTAAGAGTTTGTATTATGCTTTAATCGAAACTAGATTGTATGATCTTGATAATAGTGTTATGGCTGAAATGTCAGATGATATTAGCTTGGATTGATTATGAAAAATAAAACACTAACAGCAGCAGAGACACTAATTGCACTCGGAAATGGGGAAAAGATAACGAGCGATTTGATGAACGGAGCATATATTTTTTTAGATAAAAATCGAATTATAGATTCATTCGGACATGAAATAAATTGTTTATATCTTGATAGACTTTTTATGGATAATATTTATATATACAAAGAACCGATAATAAAATATAAATATGCTTATCAAGTAATGGGCGGTAATGTATATGTAAGTGATATAATAACAGAAGAAGAAGCAGATGAAATGTTTAAACTCATTCCATGTCAAAGGCTAGATTTTACTAAAATTGTAGTATAATACAGTCAATAAAATGTCCGGGATAGGTTATCTTATTCTCGGATAATAGATTTAAAACAGCACGTTTTTTTAACATTTTTCGTGTTGTTTTAAGTCTATAAAAGGATTGAAGATATGATATATAAATACATTTGCACTAATTGCAATATGGAAATAAATATAGAAAAGTCTATGGCCGATAGTGATAGAATAGAGCATTGTGAAATATGTGAGAATGAACTTAATAGGGTTTATATTGCGCCGTCAGTAGCGACGGGAGATGGATTTAAAAAGTAAATGGCTAAACTTACCGATAGTGATAAAATAAATCTTATTG